ATATCTCTTGAGGCTGTATAGCCATCATTTTGAGTATAGAGTTTTTTATTTCTATCCAATAAAGGATTGAGATCTTGTTGGCTATTGATGGTTAGCTTACCATCAGACTCTTGTATATAACGAGTCTTAACTCCTGCATCCCATTCGGTTGATCTTACCTTTGTCATTACTCTGATAATTCAGTAACGTATAATTCTCCATCACTACCACCAACTCTTAACACAGCAATCTTTTCACCTGGTGTTACTTTAATAATTTCAATTTCTGCTGCAGGCAAATACGATGTAGTTGCTGCTGCTGTTGGTGAAGTTGCTACTTGTATGTGGCAAGCAATAGTGCTTACTACTCTTATGTATTCTGTACCATCTGTAAATGCCGAGCTTGCAGAAGATGAAGCGGCTGAAGTTAATTTCAGTACAGTTCCATGTCTTAATCCATAGTTCATGTTTTGTTCTCCTTTTGTTTAGGGGATGTTTCCATCCCCTGAATTAATTATCTTCTTATTACAAATGTTACGTAAAGTACTGCAGCATTAGTTGAAGCACCATCGGTAATTATTTCGATAGTTCCACCTTCAGCAACTTCGTTAGCTGCTGTTGGTTCTGATGTGTCTACATCTCCTACTGCTGATCCTGAATATGCAACAGAAATTGCTCCGCCTGTAATAGCAGTTCCACCTATTTCGAAAGTGATTGCACCATTAGCAGTTGCAATAACTGCTTGAAGTGCTGAAAATATTTTTATTACTTTTCCGCCATCAGGGATTGCAACAAATGTACTAGATGCTGTACTAATATTGGCGATTTTTGCTGTTATAAAATAGTCGTTTAGTGTTCTCATTTTGTTTCCTCATTGTTCCGCCCTTAACCCCTCTCAAGACTTCAATGTTATTAAAATGGTAGGCGAGTAGATTTGAGGTTACTCGCCTATCCACGTGTTAATTATTAACTAGTTGTTAAGTCTGCTACAACGCCTGAAGCAGCCTCGTTTCTTGATTCTAGAGTTGCCTCTAAAAGTAATTGTCTTTTTTCTGAGTCTCCAGTTTTTGACAATTCATGCATTGTGAAGTCTCTTAAGAAAGCTACTCCAAAATAATCCATGTCTAATACCCAAGCATCTCTATCTCTAGAGAATCTGTTAGGTACTACTTGTAGTTGACCGAAGTCAGAAGCGTAAACATCTACTGATGTGTATAAAGTTGCATCAGCACCTGCGTCAAATCTAGTACTGTTACCAGTGAATCCTGACAATTTTTGTTTATTGAAAGGTCCAACCATAATCATAGTTGGATTTCCACCAGCATTCCATACTGATTTAATTACAGATTTCAAGAGAGTTTCTGTGAAGGCTCTTTGAGTTCCATCAGTTGCTGCAGTATTACCTACAGATCCTGAAGTACCCGAAGTACCCATAACGTCATTAGTAGCAACCCATGCTCTTAATGAACCCATTTCTCTTGCTGCTGTTGCTGAACCTGTTACTTCAGCATTGTTAGTTGTTAGCATTGTTTCCAAATCTCTTTTAAGCTCCTTAGCTCTTTTAGCGACTTGGTAAGCTATTTCAGATGCACGACCAGCTTTATCGACTGCTTCCTGCGTACCTGTGATTACGATAGTCTTGTCCATAATTTGGCAAGAGTTAGATAATCTAGTTGTAGCAGTAATAGCGTCTAAAGTGGCTTCGTCACCTTCGATTACAGCATTGGATGATGAAGCTGCCGCCAACGTATCAGTTTGCCATTCATGAAGAACTGCAGTTGCTTTTGTTTTAGCTGCAGAACTTAAAAATGGCGTGTCAGTTGGTGCGATGTTATAAATAACATCCGACAGGTCTTCTCGTTCTCCAATGGAATCATACGTGTCAAACGTATTGGTTGGTTGTGCCATTGTATATTACCTTTTTTGTTGAGATTTAAGATTAATCATATCCATTAAAGCACTTTGGGCTTCTCGAATGTGCCCTGTTTTCTTCAATCGACTGATTTTATTTCTTATTCCCTCTCTACCTGAACTTGTTCCTGATTTGGCTACTCCAGATTTTAAAACTTTAGGTGCGTTAGCTACCTTCTTCTGGGCTATAGGTCTTTTATCTTTAACAGATTTATAACTCATAGCATCTCTAATCACCATTAACATTCGATGATCAGCCAGACTCCCAATTTCACCATCATTGAATCCATAACTTCTAAGCGTTGTACGCATATTGGTTTTGAATTGGTCGGTTTTATTAGGATCGCTGTACTCTGGTATTTTAGCCGCTGCTAAGTCTCGTTGGGCAGTAACGTACTCATCATATTGTTTATGATAAGCATCCTGTGCTTTAGACTTCATTCCATCTAGCTGCCTTTGTTGTTCTCGTAACTGGTAGTCCAGTTTAGCTGCAGATGTTGGATCTTCGTCATAAAGTTTTTGGAGATCCTTACTACCTTGTTGTTGTCTGATGAAACTATCAGCAGTTCCAATCAAGTCGTTTAGTTCTGATAAACGAGTATCATAAGATTGACGAAAACCCTCCTTTTGACTATCAAGATCTTTTCTTTCTAATCCTAAAGTATGAGTTTTTTGTCTGTAATCCGAGTCTCGTGAATAACCTGCTTTCAGTTCATCGAGGGTAACCTCTAACTCTTGACCGCTAACTTTAATGCGGTGGAGTTCGGGTTCCTCTGTTTCTGTTTGCGTTTCTTCTTCGATGTCGGGTTTTTCAGTAGCCTCTTCTTTGGGAGTTTCTTCAGACTTTGATTGACTCTCTTTTGAAGGTTCCTCTTTGATCTCTTGAGGTTGCTCTGATGGGACCGCTTCTTTTTTCTCTGGTTCTGCTTGTCCTTCTTTAGGATTCAGAAGTCCAGATATTTTTGAAGCAGCACCTTGAACAGTTTGTTCTTGTGCCATTGTAACGTTCCTCCTTGTGGGTTGACGTATAACGAGCTCCTAGAATAGGTTAGCTCTTGTGTAAAAGCTCAAGATCTTTTTGAGCTAGTTTTCCGCCTTCAATGATAGACTGTAAATGTCCTCGGATTTTATCGACCATATTATAAGCCATCCAAAGGGATCTACGTTTATCATCGTCAGCAAAACTTGTATGAAAGATCTCTTGTCTATAAGTTTCTAAGAGATCTTCGAATGCGGTTTTAAGAAGTGGATCCTGTATTAGAATCTGGGCTTGCTTTCCCCTTCTGATCTGTTCTTCTAATTTGTTCATCACCAAAGAATTTTTGTTGTCCCTTAACAATCTCTTTCATTAAATCTCCAGATTTCTTAAGGTCTTCTGTTTCTAACATAGATCTACGCTTAAGTTCAAGCTCATCTATATTAGATCCGTATTTAAGTTCTAATTCTTTAATCTTTATTTCAAAGTCAAGTAGTTGCTGTCTCATTCTACCTTCAACTTCTTTAAGTCTAACATTAGCATCTAATTCAGCTCTTTGGTTTTCACCTTGTACTTGAGCTAATGTAACTTTTTCAAATTCAGTTGGTGGTTTAGGTGGCAACTGAGGCATTTGAGCTGCACCTACGTCAGGATCCATGAAATAGGGTTCTATTCCATTTAAGCCTGCGTTCTCTACTAATTTCTTTAAACTATTATATATATTCCTAAGATTAACCATTGGACCAAATACATTTTGTTGTAAGTTTATTGCCTGCATTTGTCGTTCCAATATAGCGTTCATAAGAATGAGTTGTTGTTCTTTTGATCCTGTTCCTAGTCCTACCTGGACAGTAACATTAACTCTATCTTTCCATTCGTAAGGTCTCATAGGAATATACTTGCCTCTAATTCTTACGATTTTTTCTTTTTGTTGGTACTTGCATACCAGTTCAAATATTTTTAAAGCTAGATCCTTTACACCTGTTTCAGCAAAGATTCTGGCGATTAACTCCATTCTCATTTGTGATTGTGTCAGAATTTGGTTTTGACCAGTCGCTGTTTTATTTAAGGTATTTGAATCTAGCCCTTGTGATTGTCTTGTTATTCCTGTTCGTGTTTCTTTAACAGAATCAAGGTAACTTAACATTCCACTTGCTTGTTCGGTAATCGGTTGTGCTGGAAGAGGCATCATAACATTTTGTGGAGGTTGCTTTGTTCTAACAATTCCACCTGGTCTGTTAGTTAGCAAATCATCCATAGCTACTTGTCCGTCTTGGACAGCAACTCTGTTATTGTTTGTTAGATACATGTTATCTAACATTTGTCTCATAACAGTAGATTTAATAAGTTGAATATCTTCTACAAGTTCGGATACAGATCTGCCATGAAATCTGTGTGGCATGATAACAGGAGTCAAGGAAACAAATGGCATAGTGTCTACTTCCACCATATCCAACATTGTTTTACCACCCGTACCTGCAGTTGTTATTTTTAATAACTCTGCTTTGCCATCTTCGTTAGCATCCATTCTGATGTAGGATTCATAGATAAGAATATCACCAGTACTTTTATCACCATCGGTAGTTCCGTGTGAAAAGTCTGTGTTTTGGTGTCTAACAAATTTATCTTCAGAAAAGAAACCTGCATCGCCTGTTGGAAGTTTCTCAACTAATTCTTTATCATAACCCATTTCCACGAGTTCTGATCTTGTCTTGTTAGTTCTATGACATACAAAATTTGAAGAATTAATATCTTTACTTCGTCTTTCAATTAAGAATTCTTCTGGAGGAACTGGTTCAATTCTGACCTGCCCATATAATCTTGTTCTCTGAATAACTACATCATGAAGAGTTACTTTATCTAACTCTTTTCCTTTATCATCTAAAATCGGTTCTTCGTATTCGGAATGATTTTGAACTTTAACTTCTGGATTTGCAACGAGATCGTTAAATTCATCTTCGGTTAATCTTGTATACTCTTCCCTTTCAGTTTTATTAGAATCATCCCAATAAACTTTTAGGATTCCATTCTTCTGAATCAATGCATCTTTAAATGCAGAGTAAAGAGCCAGGAATCCTGAGTTCTCTTTATAAAAAATATAGTTAAGGTAGTCAGAACATTGACGTGCCATTTCATCGTCTTCTGGTCCAGTACCTTCACAACTAAATACGTTATCGCCTGAAGTAAAAATTCTCATTAAGGAAGGCATGAGACTTTCTA